GAAAACCGGGAAATACCAAGATGTTAAACGCGGAATGATGTATTGGAGTCTCCCGAATATTATGATAATAGACCTGAAACGCGTCCAATACACCGAACGTGGTGGAGCCGTCAAGATAACTATTCCGGTTGAAATACCGCTTCGCGGCCTGAACCTGAGTTCATTTGTAAATGGGTATAAACGCGATAGTTATATCTACGATTTGTATGCGACGTGTAATCATTACGGGAATGGTAGTAAGAGCGGGCATTATACTGCGACAATATGTACGGCGAGTAATATGTGGTATAATTTCAATGATGAAAATGTAAAAGAAACGGAAATGAAAGGCGAAACCATCACAAGTAATATACCGTATTGTTTGTTTTATCGTAAAAGGCAGGCGGCGGGTTCATCGCCAGCGGCGGCGGCGCCAGTGGTATCGGAATCATAAAGAGTTATTATACTCGCAATATATAGTATTCATTCATTCGCTCGTTCATTCACTCGTAAACTCGTTCATTCGTTCACTCATTCATTCGTTCGTAAACTCATTCATTCATTCATTCACTCGTAAACTCGTTCACTCATTCATTCACTATGTCAGCCACACAAGTATCCAATCCTATGCCATCGCCGTCGCCATCGTCCGCGAGTGTCGGATTAAGCCAAGTAAGCAGCATATTTGATTGGTTTGATGGTAAAATGGAGCAATTTATCACCCCGCGCACAATACTTCTTATCTGCGTCGTTATTTTTATGGCATATTTCGTAGTTAATGCTTTAGCCGGAGGCGGTTCTGAAAACGATACACGCGAGGCTACCTTATTCGCCGATGTTTCCATCATTGAAATATTATTGTGGGCGATTTTCATCGTCATCATCGTCCTCAACGGGTTCCAGTATTTCTTCAATACAAATATAACCACCGAAATATCCAATCTGCTTTCTACTAAACCGCAAATCACAATCTCTCAAGCCGTCCCCGGGGGTCCAGAGGATAGCGCTGCTGGCGCAGGCGATTTAGGCGCAGGTCCATCTCTCAAAATGCGAAAACAGGTTTTCCATATTCCCGCTAGCATATATGATTACGACAATGCGAAGGCGCTCTGCCAGGCATACGGTGCCACGCTCGCGAATACGGACCAGATGGAAGAAGCGCATAAATCCGGCGCAGAGTGGTGTTCGTATGGATGGTCAGATAACCAGATGATACTTTACCCGACACAGAAGTCCACGTGGGAAGAACTCCAGAAGAGCACGGACCCCGCGAAGAAAAACAGCTGTGGCCGACCAGGTATCAACGGCGGGTATATTGATAATGCGAGTATGAAGGCAGGCGTAAATTGCTATGGCCCCAAACCGGAGATGAACCCATCGTCGTCCAAACTGATGGCGAGTATCCAGAATTATGAGTCGGGAAAGATGTTGGACCCGCTTCACGAGGCACGCGTCCAACAGATGAAAGATAAAATCAACGACGTCGTCATCGCGCCGTTCAATAAGGGGGCGTGGTCGTTGTTGTGATTTTTTAGTAATATATTAGTATATACGTAATTTTTTAGTAATATATTTAGTAATCCCTTTGTAATGTCATCCCTTTCTATGAATAAGGTTCGTGGCCGCGCCATCAACGCCAATGCGCAAAACACGAACAACTACTCAATGTGGATGGAGCCGCTTTCACACGGGGACTATCCCGTCACCTATGTTGCGAACCCAACCGAGAATGCGGTCATCACCTCCAACGGCGTGAAGAATGTCGTCATCGCGCAACCTGGTATGCTATACAATCAGGCGCGTTTGGATGTCAGCGGGTCGGTGAATCCAACGAGGTGGACGACGGGACAGACGATAAATACTGTGTTTCTTGACGGAAGCAATGTGTTACTTAACCAAATCGCGTCATCTATCTCCGCCGGAACCGTCGCATATTATGTATACACACCGAAATCCAATAATTCTAAAATCATAGTGGAATACAGCGCATTGTATGTGATTGGCGGAAACACGAATAATACTGGCAATACCGAAGATTCATTTGAATCAAGAATCACTGTTACAGGAGTAACCGACCCGATTGGAAAACGACAACAGTATTTCAGAACTGGCGACGGAGGCTCAGGTAGAAGCAGCACGATTTTCCCTATCGCAGGTGCTTATAATAATTCAGGTGTGACACCGATTCAATTCAATATAACATTATCAAGAATTAATGGTGATGACGTAATTACGTTTTATAAAGCCGAATTTGATGCTTGTATGAAAATCACCGAAATTGCGTTGTAATTCCGTATTTCGCTACGCTTTCATAAATAATACTACCAGATGGTTGTATTATTTCCGCTCCGCTACCGCTCGCGATTCCATTCCATTCCATTCCATTTCTGCTACCGCTCGCCTCCCCTCCTCGTCTTATTCTGACGCTTCTTTACATCACCGCCCTTATTGCGGCGCGTCTTGACGTCGTGTTGTATTCTCTCATTTGGAGCCACGAGAGACAAGAGAGTATCAAAAATATCATTGGGGACCGGTTTACGACGCTCGGTCTCGTCGTCGCTGTCATCTGATTCCGCGTCCGCGTCCGAGTCCGCGTCCTTCTCCGGCTCCGACGCCTTCGCTTCCGCCGCCTCATCCGCCTTCGGCTCCGTGTCCTCTTCGCGGACAGACGCCGCATAATTGCGCGGGCGAAATAACGCCGGCATCATAAACAACCCAGCAGGAACGGCTAAATCGCGAAAAAGGTCACTGAACTTTTCAGGGATGAAATGTTTGTTCTCGTCGCCGTCGTCGTGTCCGCCGCTACCTCCCGTCATCGGCGCCTCATTATACGAGACAAACAACGGCATCTTATGCTGGTATAGCATATTATTCACGTGATATCCCCCACCAATCATATTCCCTTCTTTATCTTGGTGAAATACCAAATGCTCCGACGGATTGAAAAATTGACCGATTTTGGATGACATTGTTTATTTATGTGAATACTTATTTAATACGACTCTATTGAAATAAGTATATATTATGATTTCGGGTATTTTACCGAACATCGTGCCCTTAATCGGTATCGTCGTGGTCATCATCATCGCCCGGTTTTTTAGCGGAAGACGGTTTCTCATTATACAAACGTTTAATCTCGGTCGTCGTCTTCGTCTCCCGGTTCTTCTTAATATAGGTCATAATCTGCTCAACTTGGCTATTGTTGGTGATTAGTTCGGAGAGGCATTTTTCAATATAGGATAGCGTCAATGGTGCGGTATGTTTCGCGGTGACAAACTTCAGCTTACCATCCGAAATATTTACAGTAGCCTTTCCTAGTTGTTTCTCTTCCACGAGTTCAATAATCTCGTCATTGATGACATATTTCTCGGTGCGAATATCCTTAACAGCTTCGGTCGTTTCCTTAATACGATTATCTAATTCAACCCATCGTTTAATTTTTGTTTCAAGCGTGGGGGGTGTCGCGTGGACTGCGGTCATAATAGATGTCGGATTCATTCACGAAGCGAAGTGAGTAGGGATGGATATACATATAATATTACGTTTATATCCATTCAAGACGATGTCCGTCCGTCCGTCCGTCCGTCCGTTCGTTTAATTACGACGACGAGTGCGGCGAGACGCGCGACGAAAATTAAATGACTTTCCGAGAGAACGGCTACCTGACCTGCGCGACTGAAGCACCTTTTGGCCGAGGTAAAGGCCTAAAGGAACCAAAGCGGTTTCAACCGCAGTCAGTAGTCCAGGAACCATACCACCAGTCTGGTTCTGGTCCTGGCTCTGGCTCTGGCTCTGGCTCTGGCTCTGGCTCTGGTTCTGGCTCTGGCTCTGGTCCTGGCTCTGGTCCTGGTTCTGGTTCTGTTTATTGGACCTGCGACCACGACGACGACGACGTCCACCGCCCATAATAGCAGACCCATTCAATGAAGAAAATGCTTCTGCCGCAGCAACACCACCGGCAACACCAGCAGCAAGAGCAGGATCAGCGGCGACGGCGGCGGCAGGATCAGCGGCGACGGCGGCGGAAGCACCAGTAGGAAGCGCAGCAGCACCGGCAGCAGAGCTACCACCAACCTGTCCGCCATTTCCTTGTGCCATAGATTTCATTAGTTGCTGTGCTATCTCTCCGGCTTTCGCAAGGGTGGCCTGTGAAATTTGAGGCATTTGTTGTTGTCCGGCTTCTTGGCTACCCCCGGTCTGGCTCTGGCTCTGGCTCTGGCTCTTGCTGCGGCTGCGGCTGCGACTCCTGGAACCGCGCTTCTTATTAGATTTTCCTTTATGAGGCATATTAAACGTTTATATACTAGATATAGAAATAATTTAGTTCATATATGTATAAAAATACAATGAATCTTATCCCCTTCCTCCTCCTTGGTATATTGGTGTTTCCGGACGCACACGCATATCCGATACACGTTCCCGCCTCGGCAGCCTCCGCCGCCTCCACCGCCTCCGCCGCCTCGGCTGCTTCGGCTACCGCATCGGCTTCGGCTACCGCCTCGGCTGTGGAGTGTGATGTGTGTATGTTTCTCGCCAACGGAATGAACCAAACAGTTCTTCATAATCCTAAAGTCACCGAATCAGTTACAGATAATTTGGAAAAAATGTGCGCGCTTCTGCCTCCAAGTGTCCAACCATTATGTACCACTGCGGCCGAACAAACCGCCCCACTTATCCTAAATCATCTAGGAGATTTAATCGCCACAGAAGGGTGTACTGATTTAGGGGTGTGCCACCGGTTACATTCGCATTCTCATTCGTAATGTATTTGGAATATTTTTATAGCGTGATACTAATTCATTTAGTATTACGCACACACTAGACAATGGATGTATTCCACGGAAACGATACATTTAACTTTGATAAACTACAATTAACGCACCCATATAGTATCCCAGGTGGTTCGTATATGACACGATATTCTTACTGTGAAAGTAAGCAACCGCTCTATATCCAGAGCACAAAAACAAATTCAAAGCAAGGAATCGTTATATCAGGCAAAAAAGCGCATATTGATTTATTAATAACCACATCTGATATTGATTCTGAATTCACCGAATGGTTCGCTAATTTAGAGAAAAGGTCAGTGGATTTACTTTACGAGAAACGCCATTTGTGGTTTACACAGGAGCTTGACCGAACCGATATTGAGAATTCATTTACGTCGCCTATCCGCGCATACAAGACGGGGAATTTCCTCATCCGAGTCAATCTAGAACCCAATCGGAACTTTACGCATATTCAGCCATTTTCGTGTAAGATTTTTGACGAAAATAAGAAATCCGTCGCGGTAGACTATATTAAGGCAGAACAGTCTATCATTTCAATTATTGAGTTTCAAGGTATTCGGTTCACATCGCGCAACTTTCAGATAGAATTATTGCTTCGGCAGGTATTAGTGGTTCCCGATGTTCCATTGTTTGAAACATGTGTCATTAAAGAAACGCTTCAACGGCCGGAATCTGTGCCAACGATGCCGGAATATTTAGGAACGGAACAGGAAGACCCTCCTGCTCCGGAACAGGAACAGGAACAGGAACAGGAACAGGAACAGGAACAGGAACAGGAACAGGAACAGGAACAGGAACAGGAACAGGATGACCTTCCACTCACTGAACGAGATACACTGAAGCATTTTGAGTTTACAGAAGTTGATATTGATTTTAAAAATATTCCAGATACGATTGATACGCGTGAACCCGAATTTAAAATGGAACCCGAAACGGCGACAACGGCGGCAACGGCGGCAACGGCGGCAACGACCGTAAATACCATTAAATTAAAAAAACACAAGGACGTCCTTTATGAAATGTATAAAGTCGCAAAACGTAAAGCACAAGAGGCCAAAAAGGCGGCTATACGAGCATATTTAGAAGCAAAAGAAATAAAGGCGGCTTATTTATTGGATGACTCGGATTCTTCTAACAACGACGACGAGGACGACGACGAGGACGACGAATGATTTCATTATTTTATCATTTATTTTATATACATTTAAATTATAAGAATGAGTTTTTTATCTGATTTAGAGAAAACACTTAGCACCAAACACATTATTGTGTTTTTGGGTGCGGTTGTCCTTTTATTCGCCGTTTACAACTATTCTGGCCAAAAGTTCGTTGCTCCCTATGAACCACTTCAGGTTGAGGCCGGCAATCGTCAGCATACTGCGCCTCCAATGACCCAAGGCCACGCTACAGGTGCCAGTGGTTATAGCGCAGTAGACGCAATGACCGGTCAAAACGGCGGCGGTTCTATGCCCCCCGCTGGCGCGGCAAATCTTCCCGTCGCCAATCCGTCAGACCTTCTTCCCCGCGACACGAATAATCAGTGGGGCAGTTTGAACCCTGCGGGCAGTGGTGACCTCCTCGGACAGAACCTCCTTTCGGCGACTTTCTTGACGGGCATTGACACCATCGGCAACACGATGAAGAACGCCAATCTCCAGATTCGTTCAGAGCCTCCTAATCCCCAGTTGAACGTTGGCCCTTGGAACCAGAGCACCTTTGCTCCTGACTTGATGCGCACTCCTTTGGAGTTGGGAAGCACTCCGGTTCAGTAAGCGCGTTTCGCCGCGTGCCACGAGCGCGCTGAGGCGCGCGGGTATCACGGGCAATACCCAATCAAATTACATAATATACGAATACATATATTATGTGACGGTGATTCGCGGCGAACCGAGTGCGTCCGGCCGCACACCACCGGCGCGCGGGTATCATTACGCAAGCGACAAGGCAGAACGTCGTTATATAATATTGTATCAACATTACATAACAACTAATATATTACGTTGTGGTTCGCGGCGAAACGCGCGCGATGTCCCTTATAACAACACTCTTTTTCTTATTCGTTACGCTCGTCCTCTCGGTCGTCATCATCCAGTATGTCATCGTCCCATCTCTCGTAAATTACCAGCACGGGCTATTTATGAGTCCCGACTTTACTCTCGCCCCCAGTGAAATCCAAGGCATCGGGTTATTTACGAAGCGTGCGCACGCAAAAGGCGAGAGATTATTCGCCGCAATTCACGCCGACGAAAATGTAACCCCCGTCGGAAGTAAAATCAACCACTGTCCTGGTAAGGACGTTGACCCTGCGCGTTCAGTATTACCCAATACGATTCTCTCGGAAACGCCAGATAAAGACACCGGAGAGTGGTGGATTATCGCACTCCGCAACATCAGTGCGGGCGAGGAACTTACCATGGATTATAATGGAACACCTGATTTTATAAATAAGCCTGACCCTGGTTGGAGGTGTCCGAAGGTATAATCTCTCGTTATATATCAATACACAATGAAACTCGGCGGCATTGACCTATGCCTCTATAAAGACCTCTTCGGACGTCCGAGAGAAGGCGCCCACTCTTACCGCATCTTTGACATTGCCGTAGTTGATGTCGCAGCAACCGTGTTCCTCGCATTCATCATCGCCCGTCTATTCGGTGTCGTATTCTGGAAATCTCTCGTCGTGTTGTTTATCGTGGGAATACTATCGCACCGCGCGTTCTGTGTTCGCACGACGGTGGATAAGGTTTTCTTTCCAAATGTGAAGGAATAACTACCAGAAAAGTATAATGACACAAACCAGTTACAGGATTGTGTCATATTGCGATTTAATGTGCGCGACGGGAACCGCGGCGACGCTTCTGCTTACGCTGAGTGCCACGCTTTTTAGTGGAGCGAGCAGAGCGATGACGACGATATGATTTTCTAGAAATGGATATACGTTTTTTACCGCCAATAGGAATTTGATAATTTCGTAATCTAATAAATCTTCTTCGAAGAGTATTAATAAAATTACCAATTTTTTCTAGCGTTTCATCATCATCATCATCATCATCAAATATCAACTGATTTATGAAATTGGTATATATTTCTCGGAAATGATTCTCATTTTCAGTAACAATCTCAGTGTTTTGGGGAGTTAGGTTTTCTATAGGTCTATATTTTTGCTGGGTTCTGCGAAAATCGTTGTCTTCTAAGATTTCAATACTCCGCTTGGCTACAGTATTGCGCAAGTTCAAAGCTTTTAGTTGTTTCTCTATAGATAATGTATGTTCTTGCGTAGTAAGGTCATTTTCTTGTTCAACAAGTTGATTGTGAACCTCTTGATAATCTATGTGACCAGCATCATCAGCATCATTCATTATTTACTCAAAATATGAAACTATCCTCTTATATACAACCCAGATAAAATATATATACTCAACACATGGAGATTATTATAACGAAGAACGAGTCTCGCATTTGTGTTCGTAATCTAGAAATATATCATCGGGTTTTGTCCGGAGTAATTACTAAAAATATCTTGTTATATACATATAACCCGTATTTATATAACGAAATGTTCAAAACCAGTGTTTTCGGTTATATTATCATTATTTTTATTATCGTCATATGCCTCAAAATCTACCAAGAATCCGACGCGTTTCAATTGAAGTGTATCGTTTCTAAAGTAGATGGCAATAAATACTGCGTCCGTGAACGCGCAAAGCTGGAACTCGCCGCCGATCTCCTCGCCACCGTCACCCAGAAAATGAAAAAGGTCGTAAAACATATGGGCGATACATTCCCCGACCGCGATAACGTAAAACGTTTAGTCAAAAACTTCCGCCCTGATAAAATAAGCGAGACGCTTCCTACGAGCGAATACACCGCGTATAGTGAGAACAAGGGCGAAAAGCTCGCGTTTTGCGTGAATACCACGAAGAAAGGGAATAAACTCATCGATGAGAATACGCTTACATTCGTCGCACTTCACGAGTTAAGTCATATTATGTCGGAGAGTGTTGGGCACAAGGACGAGTTCTGGAATAATTTCCGGTTTATCATCGACGAGGCGCAGAAAATCAAGGTGTATTCGCCGGAGGATTATAAACTCCGGCCGAAGGAATACTGTGGAATGACGATAAATGATAACCCGCATTATGATAACTAGCCGGCCGCGAACCACCGGTCGGAATCGCGTTCGGCCGCGAACCACCGGTCGGAATCGCGTTCGGCCGCGAACCACCGGTCGGAATGGGGTCGGAATGGGGTCGGAATGGGGTCGGAATGGGGTCGTAATCGCATCGGAATCTACGTCTAACCGGTGGTTCGCGGCCGGACGCGGTGTTATAACTCAAACACCTTTCGCAAAGACAAAAATATCGTATTGGGTGAACGTCGTTCTTGTATCGCCTTCATATCCGCCGGTCTCGTTATACTCGCCACAATCTCGCGGTCAACATCAGTAATACGGTAAAGATGGTTACTCCGCGCGCCTTCTGTAAAAAAAGACACAAATTCGGGAATATCGTCAGCGCCCGTCCAGCACCAAATCGCACGGTTGGACGGATTATCGCGAAGTATCTGCCATTCGTCCGTCGTCTTATATTGATACATCAACGGGAACGCCGTATCGTGTTCGTAGCTCTCATCCACAAATGTAATCAGTATTTCATTGATTGGAAATAACATGGCACTGGCACCGGCACTGGCACTGGCACTGGCACCGGCACCGGATGATGATGATGTAGGAGTGAGAACCTGTTCGTAGATGGATGCTCCACCTATAAACCACACCACTTCGTATTTTGACGCGTGGTCGTGAATCTCCGAGAGATGGCGAATAAATGTAACGCCGGGTTTTGGCGCTACACCGTCCGTGTCCGTGTCCGTGTCATACGATGCCGAAATAACGAAATTGTCGCGAAAAGGCAAGGGACACACATTTGCCGGAATACTTTCCCATGTCTTTCGCCCCATAACCACCGCACTATTATAAGGAAATACAGAAGACCGCGTCATTTGTGAGAAAAACCGAAGGTCCCTTTCCAGTTTAGGCCACGGAAGCGTGCCTTCATATCCGATACCACCACCGCGGCAAAGTGCGACAATCATTTTGAATTCGGGGCATAAGCACGGCGGCGACAACGACGACGACGACATCGGAGAATTCATCAGTTAAAATATAGAATGAACTCACTTTATTATATATTTACTATAATCTTCTACTCATATAATAGTATCTGACGGAAGGAATAGAATATGGAAAAACCCGCATCGGAGATTCCAATCTATAAAATATGCCATATCCGGTCGCCAGATGAAGTCGCGGGACCCGGCGCACTCCAGGCATCATCACTGTCCCCCGAATACAATGTCGTATACGTATTCTACGGCAATGTAGAATTCACTACAGACCAGGGTCAAATTGTAAATATCAACGACGTCTTCGTTCAAGAGCAAGATAATCCCTTCTTCCGAACAATATTTAGTGATTATGAGCTTAATTCTATCCGGGAAAAAGAGATAAAGGTAGTCTTCCTACCCGAGAGAATCTACCCCGATGATTCTATTGAAACCATCAAAAAGAAATTCCTCTATTTGATGCGCGACAAAGTCGGTCTCTCGTATGCGGAGTTGTATTTCTTCTGTAAACAAATGAAAACCATAACGACGCAAATGGCCCACGATCACATAACCTCCAACGGGAAGCTGGAAATGACGTCTGTTCGGGTTGAGAATTATTTGCTGAATATAGATAATCAGCCGACGGTGGTCGGTGGCCTCGGTTACACCGCCCTTTCCGCTTTAAAATTAGAAGAGAAACCCCGTATTATAAATGTAGCAATGGGTCAGGAACTAAATATAGCGTCCACTTATGAATATCCGTATGCGGCGAACCCATTTGACGCAATGAACGCCGACCCGTTTTTAGAAGTCCACGCCAGCGAAATAGTTAATACTACAAATAAAGTGGTTCTTATTGATTACGGTGTATTCATCCATAATACGATTTATTTAGTATCGGCAGAAGATGCGTTAGTATACGCAAAAGAATCCGCCCTCACCGCCGCCACTGCGGCCGCCCCCGCTACAGCCGCGAGACCCATCTACGAATCATATATGGTGAATGTCTATTTTCCATATCTCTCGGTGTATCGCGATGATACGCGCCGTTCCGCCCTGGAAATCGGGTCGGCCGAAGCTTCTGGCGAAGTAGACCTCGCCACCATCCATTCACACAATACGCTCCTTCTTCATAAAAACGCGATGTTTGACGCGGATAAAAAGATACTCAACGAGAGATTCCTCCGCCAGACCGCGAATATCAAGTTGCTCTACGACATTTACGAGAGACGCACAACCGAACATAATTATATAGATGATGGAATCCGAGGCGTTGAATTGATGATACATCCCGAAACACCGTATAACCAATCGCTTGACACGGTCTTTAAATTGATACACTGCTCGGAGTATATTCCCTACATCAAATACAATCCGGGAAAGAAGCGCGACAATATTTACAAATTCTATATTTCGGGGGTAAGTCGCAGCGGGCGTAAAATCCCGTATTTACCCAAGGGCGACATATTCCGTCTCATTAAAACGACTGCGCGCAAGAAGAGTGTCGCAATGTATATCAATTACACGTATTCTAACCCCGAGGTTCCCAATCATAAAGCCACGCATTTACCTGTCCCAATATTATGCGAGTTCTACCCCGATGGCTCCATCTACGTCAAACTCTTTGTTAAGTATTCATTTACGACAGCAGAAATGGAAAGCATCATCAAAGCCACTGTAAACCCGGTGATGCGTGTAATCAAAGAGCACGTGGAGCAGAGCGGGTTTCATATGAGCCTTTTCACAAAATTATACCACCCACAAATTGAACTCATCAATATAGAATACTTCGCCCAGCTCGCAATAACGCGGAATATTGAAATCAAGCAAATGATTAAGTGTATCTCCAGTGCGTTCAATGAAATAGAGGGGAGTTTGAAGAAGGGGATTATCTTGCGGTATAAGCGCGTGAGTAATTATAATGATATGTCAAGTCAGGATGCGTATATAACTGAAATGATGAACAAGCGTCAGAGCGACCGCGACATTATTGAAGGATTGCGTGACAATTATATGATGTCGGAAACGGATGCGCGTGCCAAACTATCGGCAATGTTATCGTCATTACAAACGCAACACGTAGCTCGGTTTCGTGGCGGGAATATACGCATCAAGAACAATCCGGGGTTTCTCACAAAAATAACGAAAGGCGCATTCAATAATATTATCACGCTTGAAATCGCGAATATCAACAACATCTTATTTTTACCGATGCTTCATATTTACTTGGACTCCATTATTCGTATTTATCAAGATCCAAGCACCACGGAGATTCCCTATGATAAAATCGCCGAATTATGTGCGAATGCTTCTCGGCCTCCTGCGGCCGCCGCCACTACCCGCGCTGCCGCCGCCACCGCATCCTCCACCGCCGCCGCATCAGGTCCCGCGCCCGAAAGCGCAATTGATAGCTTCGCTCAAGACACACGCCCTGAAGCGGTTATAGGTGACATTCATCCGTCAGACCAAGAGGGTCCTATTGAACTGATGGCGGAAATCGTTCCCGTCTCTATGATGAAACGACCCACTGCGCCGCCGGTTTTTGGATTTGAAGCGGAAGTTCCAAAGGAGGAAGAAATTGATTTATTTGATTTATTACAGGGTGATGATGATGAAGATGACGAAGACGGAGCCGATGGTAGCAGCGCGCAAGGCGGAGGTGGCGGCGGCGGCGGAGGAAAAGCAGCCGCTGCCGAAGCAGTAGGAGGATTCCAAAGAGAAGAAGAAGATTTATCCGACATAACCGGTATGGAATTGGCGAATCCGAACCCCTTTTCAAAGAGAATCCAAGAACGAGACCCCGTTATTCATTTAAATGAAGATGTCGGCAAATTCAACGCATATTCGCGCAGTTGTCCCTGGAATGTGCGCCGCCAGCCCGTTATTTTAACCAGCGAAGAAAAGGCGCGAATTGACCGCGAACACCCCGACTCCTATTCGCATAGTATAACATATGGTTCAGAACCCAGTAAGCAGTATCATTATATATGTCCGAGATATTGGAGTCTGAAACATAATACAAGTTTGACGGAAGAGGAGGTAAAATCCGGGAAATATGGTAGCATTATTCCACAAAAAGCGAAGAAAATCCCCGCTGGCGCAAACGTATTTGAGTTTACAGATGACAAATATCACGTGGATGATAAGGGAAATTACAAACAACATTATCCCGGTTTTTTGAAGAAGGACGCTCACCCAAAGGGATTATGTGTTCCGTGTTGTTTCGCCCAATGGGATAAGCCGTCTCAAACAGCGCGAAGAAAGGAATGCGAAACGAAACAGTTTGAGACTATGCGAACAGAAACGGGCGCAGCGGCGGCATCATCTGAACCTAATGCGGAAGACACGGCGGCATCGGCAGCGGGACCAGCGGCGGCATCGGCGGCATCAGCATCGGCACCGGCGGCACAGGCACCAGTTAAAATAAACGAAATGAAAGATGACCGCATTTTAAGTTCAGACAAGTTTCCTCTTGAAAACAATCGCTGGGGATATTTACCCACCCAAGTTCAGAAGTTCCTGTTTACAGATAGCCGGAATTGTCAGGTCAGTCTCAAAAATACTGCGATAAAAAAAGACACACCGTGCTTGCTTCGTCGGGGTGTAGAAACCAACGACCGACAATCATTTGTATCCGCAATAGCGTATTATTATAAGGAAAGTATCGGAATTGAAAAGACGACGGCAACGGCGTCGGGACTGGCGTCGGGACTGGCGAAACCCGCGAAGTCTACTATGAGAGAAGCGATTACATCATCCATAAGCACTGCAACTTCAGAACACCTTGCGGCCGGGGCCGGTGTAGTATCTCTCAAAGAAAGAATCGCAAAAACAATCGCGGAAAGCATACAAAAACAATCCGCGCAAATATCTACGACGACTACATTGGCCGCCGCCGCCGCCCCCTCCTCCGCAGCAGCCGAATACGAATATAATTCAGAAGATGAGACTCCCGTCGCAATGACACCCCGACCTACTACCGCCGCCACCGCAGCCGCGGCATCTGCGTTTTCCGCTATTCCCCGGGCGCAGCAGTCCGAATCTTCATACGCATCCGTTCCCACCATCCGAGAGATGCGAAACATTATTATCCAATCTCTCACTATTGACATTTTTATCACATTACAAAACGGAACATTGACAGATGTATTCTATAATCCCAAAAAGGAAGTCAGAGATACCCACAAATACGAAACAATCTCTCGCACTCTCCCCAAAGAAACATTCGCAAGAATGTGTAATGCCTATGAAAACTTCATCGCGTATCTGGATGACGACTCTTCAATAATAGACCATACCTACCTCTGGGATATCGTCTCTCGCCCAAATGATAAACTATTCAAGAACGGCAATAATATTATCCTGGTCCATATACCCGACGACGATATAACCAATAACGTCCAGGTTGTTTGTCCTACCAACGCATATTCCGGCGAAGTATTTGACATCAATCGCAAAACCATTATCATAATGAAACGCGACGTGTATTATGAGCCAATTTATTTGTTTGAAAGTAAATCCAACGGGAAATTCAGTGTATTAGGCCGGTTCGCAATGAAAAGCAAGACATTGATGCCGAAAATCCGACACGTTATTGAAACTATCCGCGATCTCTATTTTTCATACTGCCGCCTTAACGCAAGTCAGCCACGTGAATATAAATACAAAATGAATCAGCCCGCGTCAGTTATTGCGAAAATAGTGAAAGAAGCGGGTTTTGAAATTAACGCACAGGTTCTCAATTTCAACGGCAAGGTCATCGGATTACAAATCTCTCAAGCAATAACGGCGACAAGGCTGAACCCGTCCGCCATCGTCAAAAAATCAACCACGCGTAAAATGTGGAAGGGTGTTATTCCTACCGCGGTTTCGGCGCCATTATCTTCACCAGGCACAGGCACACAGCAACCACCAATGATATTAATGGACGACGAGGAGACGCTTTGGACGATGAGTTATCGCGAAACGGTGGATTTCTTGGAAACCGTCGCCCGCCATGTGATGAAGGTCGCGAAAAAACCCATTTACTGTCGCACCAAGGTCAAGGTCGTAGAGGACGGACTTGTCGTGGGAGTCATAACAGAAACCAACCAATTTCTTCAAGTAAATGTGGATAAAGACCCCCAATTGAATCAAGACGACGGAATTCCGACGATAACGGAAAGCAACCACCTCGTCGCAGATAAAGAGATTGCGATGACGCCGACGGAGACCGTGGACAAGACCCGCGAGAGATATGTGCGAAATATTCGCCTAGAGACCAATTTCTATAATGTGTTCCGCAATACCGCGCGGAATATCCTGAACCGGCCTGAAAACAAGGCCATAAAAGACGATATTGAAAAAATGATCGCATCGCCATTTACGATTTATTCCAATAAGCTCTCGCAAATCATCGCACATATGAAGAGAATGCTTGCGAAATATGTGTCCTTTATCCGATACAGTAAAGACACATTGAAAATGGTCGGGAAAATATCTGGATGTATAACAAGCGATGACGCCACGTGTGGAAAGAAGAGTTACTGTTTGAAGGAATCGGGCGGCTTTTGTAAGCTTCTGCTCCCCCAGCGAAACCTGATGTATCCTGATATAGATAACGAAATCGCGTATTTTGGCAAACTATCCGATGAAATGATACGATATGAGCGTGTTAAATTGTTTATGTTTGAGCCTACAAAATATATATCGTTTCAGGACATAAAATACGACCTTCGCGACGATGAAATCATTTTATTGGAGACATTTATTACACAGGAGTATTTTGAAAATATGGAGCCGGCGGATGTGAACCCTTATGTATACCAGACGAATTTTTATACAGTCGCGCCGAGTAACGCGGGTAGTCGCGGTGTCCAAACCTATGACCCAGTGTATCGCAAAGAATATGTAGACCGCTATTTGGAATTGGAATCGGGAATTGCGGAGGAAGGAGGCCGACCCGCTGCCCCCGCATCCGCCGTTGCCGCCGAGGCACTCCAAATAAATGAAATCAACCACGCGCTTGATTTCTGTCGCGAGGTATCCAAGCGTAAAATAACCGAAAAAATGCGACAATTATATTTCCCGAAAATGAATACGTTTGAAATCCTGTTTTCAAATGAAAGCAATGAATGTTCGTTTGATGTCATTTTGACAATATTACGCATCATCGCACAAACCGCGTCTAAATGCCCGAGCGGTCATAGTTGTATCCGTCAAAAACAGCAGGCGTTCGCATTCAAAGGCGATGCGGCGCCAGAATCCGAACTATGCGAGAAATGTCGCACATCCATCGGAAACGAACACACCGAATTTGCGTGCCGTCAATGTAATTATTTTGTATGCGAAAATTGCCGAACCCAGCACGTGGATGAACTGGCCGAAATGACCATACCCAAACTTAAGAGTATTCTTGTCTCTGAATATGGAAAACTAGCCGACTTGGGTCTTGAAAAGAAATTGACGATGATATTAAACGGATATGGAATGAAGAAATACGCGGATATCATCAATGAAGGCCGCGCAACGCTACCGCAGATTATCCAAAGCGAAAATTACTTTTTAACGAATATTGATGTTTGGATAATTGCGGTGTATTTCAAAATACCCATTGTGTTCATTTCGCAATCGCTGTTAAGTGAAAACGGCAAGAATGTTATGGTATTATACGGAGACGATATGACGGATAGTTATTTTTACATTCATCCATTTAGTATTACGCAAGACGCCCCTTCACGATTCGGGTTGATTGAAGTTAAACTCGCATCTGATGCGTCTATCTTGAAATTGCCCCTTGAATTTGTATCCCCGGATTTACGGGAAACTATTCGCCGCGATGAAAATAAATCACTGGAAGAATACATACGCGCGTTTAAGTTAGGTAATATTAAACATAAAAATCGCGTGTTTACGATGGCTGCGCCGGCCGCCGGTCCACCCGCTGCTCCTGCTGCTCCTGCTGCTGCTCCTGCTGCTGCTGCTGCCGAGGACATCAGAAAACTCATTGCGATGACACAGATGTCAGAAAAGGCATCATTATTCAAATAACAAAATACCTAAAGGTAATATATAGGGAAATGAACCAACAATCATTATATGCTACAGCAGATATCGTGGCGATACCGATTCCGCGCATAGAAAACCCACTGCAAATCATCGTAAGCGATGTAAGTGACGTAAGCGACGTCTTTGACATCCCGGCGGAAGGAGCGCATCAATCAATGAATCATATCGTAATGACAGATATTATGAATAAGGTCGGAGCACGTAAATCACCGACGCCAGTACAGTCTGTTTCAACAAAGACGTCGGCGCTATCATTACCGGTATTACCGGTATTACCCTCTCCTCCTCGTGCGCCGGTCCAAATAAATTCGCAGATAAATCAACCAGTATTATCTATACCCAACATTCAAACACATACCGAAACTATCAAAAAACCGATCACTACTACCGCTACTACGTCACACCACACTCGCATCACGAAAAGTAAAGTGATTATTGAAGATGAGGATAAAGACACCGCGATTGATTATGATGACGATGACCCTGAAATCAAAAAAACCAAACTGTCGTTATTTCACTTTGCCAAAGACATAACCTTTAATCTAATATTCACAATCCCTTTTCTGCGGACAAAACTAAACTCTATTCTAAGAGAACCGAATTTAGCAATAAATCAGATTGAGCGCGTGTTTGATGAATTTAAGGACCTTTTAAACAGACAGAATTTGGAGAGTATTAAGAAATATGTATGTGAAGATGGGGTTCGTGATAAATTAAACTTCATTCTTGAATCCGGGTTTAATAAAATCTTGTCCGATGGCAAAATAGATATCAATGACGCCCCGCAGTTCAATCAACTCGTCTATTTTATTATTCGGTCATTTAACAATATCAATCAAGGCAAGGTGTATCGTTTTTATGTTTCCCGCGAACACGTTATGCTTCTTCTTCATTTCATTCTCAAGTCCGTGTTTACACTTACACTGAAAGGCGAAGAAGAACAAATGGCGATAGGTCTTTTAGACACAAGTTTTAAACTAGTTCAATTGGAAGTATTGCCACTTGTTTCAAAACGGTGGTATCATAAATTTATGATTTGTCATTCGGTAAAGGAAATAGATGAGTTGATTGAATGAATGGAATGGAATGGAATATGGAATGGAATATGGAATGGAATGGAATATGGAATGGAATATGGAATGGAATGGAATATGGAATGGAATATGGAATATTTAGGAAAATCTCTTCATCGGCGGCGCGCGCGAAAAGAACTTAAAGATATTTTCTTTGTATAGTATGTGAATAGGTGTTCATCACTTTCACATTCCTTGGAATGGTATCCAAGAAGAAATGTCGTAATTTCTACTTACACGACAATTCAAATATCGTCATAAAATTATTGACACGTTATCGTTCTGATAAGATGATAACTGGTCCGAGTTGTGATGATTATCCTAAGTATTAAGTTGATTTGTCGCTTGTAGATATCTGCGATATTTACTACCGGTGTAGCTCAGAGGAAGAGCGTCTAAAAACGTCGTTTGTTATTTTTTTACTACTTCCGAAAGGAAATGGTCCGTTCTACAAATGATTATCGCCTTATAAGCGGAAGGTCGTAGGATCGAAACCTACCGCCGGTATTGTCAAGCTGGACGCTATAAACGCAGCATCTTCACTTCATTCTAAGAAACCATCACTCAATCAATTCACCGGAGTGGCGCAGAGGGAGCGCAGGGGGCTCATAACTCCGAGGTCATAGGATCGAAACCTATCTCCGGTATTTTCATCACATCGCACCGGTGCTTTCAGGCACTTGAGCAAAACAACAACAACAACCAAACCTCTTTAGCTCAGCGGCAGAGCGGAGGGCTCATAACCCTCAGGACGATCGGATCAAAACCATCAGGAGGTAATTACCCAATTGGGTTTTTTATTCACTTTACAGAAGTGAAACAGTCGGCGTAAGACACATTTATTTTAAACCACTTCCACGGCGGACGTTTTATCGTCTGACATCTACTTTACTGACGACTAATCATCGTCGGTCCGAAAGTCAGATGGTTATCTTCTTATTCATTACAAGAACGGTGTGGGATCGATA